CCCGTGAGACGTTCAATGAGTTGCGGACGTGGGCCAAGTCCCCGCTACTGGCCCCGCATATCGAGTATGACGACATAACGACCGGCGCCGGCAATGAGATGATCCCATTCCGCAATGGTTCCCGCATCGTCTTTGCGGCCCGTGAGCGTGGCGCTATCCGTGGCTTCACGAAGGTCCGCCGCCTGATCCTGGATGAGGCCCAGATCCTCACCGAAGCTGCCATGTCTGACTTGGCGCCAACGATGAACCAGGCTGAGAACCCGCAGATCATCATGATGGGCACGCCGCCTAAGCCGGGCGATCCGGGCGAGGTCTTCACCGCACTCCGTAAGGCTGCGCTTGACGGCGAGTCTGAGGGCGCGCTGTATGCCGAGTTTTCCGCTGAGCCGGGCGCTGACCTTGATGACTGGGTTGCCGTTGCTCAGGCTAACCCTTCCTTCCCCCTTAGGACCACGCGTAGGGCTATCAAGCGCCTGCGTAAGCTCCTGACGAACGAGGATGACTACCGGCGTGAGGCTCTTGGCATTTGGGACTCTGACGGCCGCGTGTCGCTGTTCGAGTCGGGCGCTTGGGATGCTGGCCGCAAGGATGCCCGCCCCGATGGCCTGACCGTCAACTCCTTGGCGATGGCCGTCTCTATCGACCTCGCACACTCCGCTATTGTCGCTGGCTCTGAGGATCCGGACGGCGGCGTGTGGGTCAAGCCCTTGCATCACGGCCCTGGCACTAAGGGTGTCGTTGACCGCTGCGTGGAGCTACAGGCCATGTTCGGTGTCGATGTCGTGGTGGATGGCCGAGGTCCTGGCGCCGTCCTGATCCCTCACCTTGAGAAGGCGGGCGTGAAGCTTCATATCGCCACTACCGGTGACGTGCTGGATGCGTTCGCCAACCTTGAGACGAAGATCCGCGACGGCCAGTTCTTCCATGTCGGCGCGCCTGAGCTTGACGCTGCTGCGGCTGGTGCTGTTCGCCGCCCGGTTGGTGACCGTTCTGCCCTTGGGCGTAAGAAGTCCGAGGCTGACATTTCCCCGCTTGAGGCGGCCTCACTGGCTGCCTGGCGTGCTGGCCTCGCCCCGGTAAAGAAGCGCTCCAAGTATGAAGACGCCGACCTTTTGACTATCTAGGAGTCCCCATGAACCGCAAGGACAGACTGCTGCGTGCAGCACACCTGGAGCGGTTCGTTGTCACTCTCACAACTGGCGAGGCGTTCGACGGCCTGTTGGCTGATGCTGACGATAACAGCGTCAAGCTTGTCGGCGCGCATGCCGTCAGCGACAAGGAATCCGTGCCGGTTGATGGTGACATCTACTTGCCCCGCGAAAAGATCGCCTACATGCAGAATCCCGGAGGTAGGCCGTGATTGTTTCGGGTGGTAAGTCCTTGGGGTTCGCGGCTCAGGCTCTTGGTGAGACTGTCCCCTCGCTGTCCAACGGCTACTTTTACGCCACGAATGGGCTGAACCTTTCCGGGATTACGGCAACTTATGGCGCGCTGTATAAGGCTCAGCCGTCCATCGCCACGGTGGTGGATAAGATCGCTGCGTCTGCGGCACGGTTGACGGTCAAGGTCTGGGATAACACCCCGGCGACCGGCCGCGTGGTGGACAAGTCTTCTGCGTTCGCCAAGCTCATCGCGGATCCTTGCCCGGAGATGTCAACGTTCAACTTCTACCGCTGGACCGTTGCCACCTATGAGATTTACGGCGAAGTGTTCTGGCTGAAGGTCCGTAACGACGCCGGCAAGTGCATTGGCCTGCTTCCGATGCACCCCGCCCGGACGATGGTTCACCGTGACCTTGAGGGCAATGTCGAGTATGTCTTCACGCTCGGCGTGGCATCGGCTGGAATCCTGCGTGTTCCTGAGACTGACGTTGTAGCATTCCTGCGCTATAACCCGGAATCGCTTATGCGCGGCATGAGCCGTCTTGAGCCGCTGCGGACAACACTCCTAAATGAGGACGCTTCCAGGCGCGCAACGCAATCGTGGTGGAAGCGTGGCGCCCGCCCGTCAGTGATCCTGACGCATCCCGGAGAACTGTCTCAGGATGCGTCTGACCGACTGAAGGCGTCGTTCGATGCCCGGCACGCTGGCGCTGACAACATGGGTGGCACGAATGTTCTCGAAGAGGGCATGAACGCTCAGATCATCCAGCTCAACGCCGAAGAAATGCAGTACGTCGAGTCTCGGAAGTTGAATATGACCGAGGTTTGCATGGTGTTCGATGTTCCCCCGCCCGTCGTTCACATCCTGGACCACGCGACGTTCAGCAATATAACCGAACAGATGCGTTCCATGTACCGGGACACGATGAGCCCGCGACTTGAAGACATTGAATCAACGATTGACAGGTCACTGCGCTCAGAGTTCTACGCGCCAGGGGAACGTGAAGTCGAGTTCGACATGTCCGAAGTTCTCCGCGGCGACTATGAGACGCGGGTAGACAAGGCGCTGGCTGCACGTCAGGCCGGCTTGGTCACGGGCAATGAGGGGCGCGCCATTATTGGCGAGTCCCTGTCTGAGGATCCGGAGATGAATAAAATCTACGCCAACGCCGCGCTGGTGCCTTTGGGCGCTAGCGTTGCCGCGCTTGCTCCCGAGTCCGCCCCCGCGTTCGACGCGGTGAAGAGCGCAGACCCAAAAGGTCTGACGGTTCGTTCCATCATGGGCCGGATCTCACGCTTCAAGGCCAATAAGCCCGCCGTCCGTGAACAGCTTGTCAAGGAACACACCGAGGCGCTGGTCAAGTTCTTCACCGAACAGCAGGACGCCGTATTGGCGAAGGCTGGGCAGAAGGATGCCAGCGTGTTTGATCCGGCATCGTGGAATGGCGATCTTGCCACGCTGCTACTGACGCTCTCCAATGCGACCTCTAAGGCGATTGGTGACAGTACCGCCGCGTATCTTGGCGGCGAATATAACCCGGATGACATCGCGGCGTGGATCGAATCGGACGCTGAGGAATCCGCGGCAAACATCAACGAAACCACGGCAGCGCAGATTGAGGCCGCGGACGGCTTGGATGGCCTAAAGGCCCTGTTTGCGTCGTACCTGATTGGGCGCGTCCTTCAGATTGCAACCTCACGGGTTGCTTCGGTGGGCGGTCTCGCTTCGCAGGTCGCGGCGCGGCAGAGCGGTGCCCGCACGAAGACATGGGTTGTCACGTCCGCGAAGGCCCGTCCGTCGCATGAGGCGATGAGTGGCGAAACTGTGGGGCTCAATGAGCCCTTCAGTAATGGCATGAACGGCCCCGGCGACTTCAGCGGCGGCGCCGACGAAGTCGCGGGATGCACCTGCGACTTGCAGTTCTCAAAGGAAGGCTAAATCATGGCGATCATCAAGAAGGATGCCACGATCACCAATACGGATGACGCCTTCCCCGGCTCGTTCGAAGTGATCCTGTCGGCACAGACCAAAGACCGGGACGGCGACACGCTCCTGAAGGACGGATGGAAGCAGCCACTCCCGGAGCACATCACGTTCGACTCCGACCACGGCATGACGGTTGAGAAGACTGTCGGCTCGGGCGTCCCGCGCATTGATGAGGAAACGGGCAACCTGGTTGTCTCGGGGACTTATTCGAGCCTCCCGCGGGCGCAGGAAGTCCGGACACTCGTCAATGAGGGCCACATCCGGACCACGTCGGTGGCGTTCATGTCTGAGAAGTCTCAGAAGGACGGAGCTACCGTTAGCGTCCGCGAGCTGCTGAATGGCGCATTCGTGGCTATCCCCTCGAACCGTGAAGCCCTCGTACTGTCGTCCAAGAGCTTGAAGGCTGGGGCGCGCAACAGTAAGGCTGATGCTGAGAAGGTTCAGGGGATCCACGACCACGCCGCCGCGCTTGGTGCTGACTGCGCCGCCCCTGCTAAGTCCTTCACCCGCAAGGACGCCGACACGGAGGATGCATCCGATCCGGTTGCGCTTATCTCCGCCGTTGACGCTGCGATTGATGAGGCCATTGACCTGTTCGCCGCCGCCGATCTCACAAGTTTGCCCGCCGAAGTTCAGCAGGCGATAGCACTCGTCCAGGCCGCTGATGCGACCGTGGACGAACTCTTGGATGCCTTGGGCATCCCGGACCCAGATGAAGATGCCGCCGCTTCCGGCGCAGACCAAGCCCCCGCAGCCGGCGCCCCCGTGGCCCCCGCAGCCGGCGTACGGTCCGCCCCCGTTGCTGACGCTGATTCTGACGCAGTAACGGTCAAGAGTCTCGAAGAGCAAGCTCTTCAGATTCAAGCCGCGCAATTCATCTAACCAAATCTTCGGACCTGAACTGACCGCCTAACCGGGTGGTT